TGTAATTTAGGATTTAATACTTGTTTACTAGTTTCGATTAAAGAAGAAAATTTGAAATCTTTTGCTTGTTTCAATGTATAAAACATGACGCGTAGTTCGTCGACAGTCAATTTATTTTCATAATGATACATTGATTTAACTAAACCTTCTTCTAAATGCGCCTGATTTACAACGACATCCGTTGAGCTAAATGCAGATTGCTGTGCTTCTTCAAAGTGTTTTTGATCGCGATATGCTTTACCGAAAAATTTTGCGCATTTACGTGCTAAATCTGGGAAAAATCCATAATTGGTGATCAGAAATCCTGCAAATTCACCAACATCGGATTTATGTAGTTTGACTTTATGTCCTGTTTTACCTAGCAAATCTTGACCATATTTGGTTAATTTGACGTCATCGCATTTCACAAGTGAATCATCACCTTTGAAAAGAGCATACTGTTCGTTAGTATACTCGAAAATTGCGTACATAAGACCCATATCAACCACTGTGTTCTCCGAAATGGTAAAAGGGGAACCACTGATTTGCCTAAATTTACCGCGCAACGAAGTTCTGCCTTTCTTATTAACATTCACCATTACCCACGCGCTACGGTAAGCATTAAACCAAGCAATTAAAAAAGGGTTACAACCCATAAATTGCAGAATCAGACCAGTTGTTTCTTGCATGAATTTGAGAAATCTAGAATCCCATTCTTCGACATCTGCACCTGCATACTTGGCTCCTTTAGATGTAATCTTTTCAAACTCAGCCACTAGATGTGATATTTCTTCATCTGATCCATGGGTGGCGAGTATTAATTTACGACCATTTTTCTTTGCGACATTGCGCATTTTATCGAGCATTAAAGAAGCAAAAGAAGCAAATATTAAGTTTACTTTCTTTGAAAACGCAGCGACACCTTGACCTGCTTTGAGCTTTGCATCGAAAAAGTCAGAAGGATCGTATTTGCCTTGTCGTTTATTAACGAAAGTCAAAACTTCATCATAAAAGTTCATAGGTTGACCGATTTCCTCCCAGATCTTTTGTTCTTGACCGCCTATCATTTTTTTGCTTAATCTTTCGACATATGCGGCATGATGTTCTCGCAATTCTTTTTCTGTGCATTTCATATCCCTTTTGAAGTGATGTAGCGAATGGTCATTACCATATAAAGCTTTCACGATGCCACCGATAACTTTGTTAGTTGCGTACTTCGCAGAATTATGTTTTAACTGTCGATTCTTTTTAGTATACCTCTTAAGAAGAGTGTCAACAGTTACGAAACTATCATCACTAACTTGGTGTCTGATATACTCTTGCGTTTTAGGGAATACATAAACTTTATTTTCACGATCGATAGGTAAAATTTGTTCGGTACTAGTTTTAAGCACACCCTCCCCACCGTACTTGGGATTTGGATCATTAATATAGTGAATATTGTGTGGTGTGTTAAAAGGTTTTAACAATTTGTCAAGGGATGATAAAGTGATACTTTCAGAAGCTAGATCTTCTGCGACTGGCGATTTATGCACTTGTAATTTATTAGAAAAATCGTCCTTGACAAAAGTTTCGGTTATTACACGAACGTTGGTTAATTCTTCAATAGTGGTCATTGCACAACCCTGAACATGTAAGTATTTGGTAATAGCAGTCGAATTACCATATAATACTAGCTTACCCGTGCATCGGGTGAGTGCTGTGTACACAAATTCAGGTTGGCAAGTCATGTTAGTTAAAACCGCTTGGTCACTTATATAAAGTATAACGGTGTCATCTCTAGAGCCTTGAAAGGTGGTAACTGTGTTACACTTAAAACCTTTAGAACATAAATCTTTGCAACAATCATCATTAAAAGTCAAGAACTGAAAATCTTTCAATTTATACAGTTCTGAAAATGAGCATATCAGTCTACACAAAGCATTCGTGACGTTACTTAATGTTGCTAGATGTATGTTGAATTTGTTGTTCAAAATTTCGGCGATGTCTTGCGGTATGGTGTATGATGTACGATTATTATCTTCGACACCGTAATCAAATACAGTTTTAACACGACGACTTGATATAGGTTTAGTTTGATATTTATCGCCCATGACTACTATCTTTGCTTTAGGGTTAAGACTCCTTATAAGCATCAAATATTCAATCGCGAATGTGCCAATTTCGTCTATAACGATGACATCATTATCGGGCACAAATTTTAATGCGAGGTGCGGCGTATATGCTTTGACATGATACTTAAGTTGTATTGTTTTCCTTAATTCTTTTGAAGGTGTAATGTACAAAGCATCTGGAAACATTTCAGTGATCGTTTTAGTTTTGGCAGCACCTGCAACGCCAGTCATTGCTGTAATTGGGAAAGAATCAACATCAGCGTTTTTAAACTTAATTGCACTCGCAACCTTGATCTCCGAGTTAAACTCAAGGAGAAAGGTGTTCATCGCGCGGAAATCATAAGGCATTAAATGTTCGGTGATATCTTTCCTATTAGCATTCATTATATCTTCAAATATAATTTTATTAGCACCATAATTTTCAAGAAGATAGTATACTTCGGAGCCAGTACCAGCAAAGGTTTGATATGATTCAAAGTTGGTGGCGAATTCCCATAACATCCATGGGTTGGCGAAAGTTTTAATTAATAATCGGCCATTTGGTGCTATTATATTTGGTATAATACTGACAAATTTATCGATAATGGCCTCTGAATTAATTTTGCGAGCCGCATCGCAAAACACGTGGTCCCACTTTCCTTTAATATCTTCAGGCTGCTTATAAAAGAAAATGCGGCAATTATCAGTAGGTTTGATATCTTTAAATAATTTAATACCATCGGAATAAACGCAAAAAGTTTTGTCAAGCTGAGGATGGGAAACGACCATTTGTTTTAAATTAGAACCTGGTGCAGCTGACAATTCAACGAAATTAGTGTTGTTCTTAACCAATGCGTTTATTAAGTCCGGGAATTTGTCTTTACTACCGCCTTCGGGGAATGCAGAGAAATGCGATCCATTGTAATATATTTTTGCGACGTCAATAATCTTTTTGCGGTCAGTAGGTTCATAAGCAGCGATTTCTTTACCATACGAATCTCGAACTTCAATTCTTATGTCAAAAACATCAGCCATGATAAGAGGTATAGCAGCGTATATAGGATTATTTTTCCAAACACAAAGATGAAAGTATGCGATGACATCAAAAAC